TTGAATACGGCAAGGGTTCGTGCGATATTTAATGGATATCAGGAAATCGAACAAATTAATTTTTCCGGTTCGGAAGTTGAATCGACATTCAGGTTTTGCGGTTATATAGGAAACCGACAACCGAACACCGAAATTGATAATATTATTTATCAAAACCGCGAAATGAAACGTGTCATTCGTGAAAACTTAAATTCATATGAGATAATTACTGATCCGAGTGATGAATGTATTACAAGACCATTGATTGATTTGTTTTTATTGAGTGAAAACCAATTGTTTATTTCGGATTATAATGCACACAATCATTCGTATCGATACCAAGATATCGAGGTAATTGTTGATGAAAGTCCGAGTGTTGAATATTACGATTTTTCAAGAAAGGCAAAAGTGACATGCAAGGTTTCCGACAAATACAAGAATAAAAGAACATACTATAAATAAAATGAAATGAAAGGGTTTGAAAATTTTGGTGATTTACTCGCAATGGGAATTGGGATATTGGGTGCATTTTTAAAGGGATTAAAAAAGCATTTGAAATTTCCCACAATATTATTGGCATGTGTCATCGCCGGTATTTTAACATATTCGGTGACCGGTGTGATTGAGGTCTTTTATCATGAAGCAACACCAAAGATTGTCATCCTTATTTCATTCGTTGTTGGTTGGGTTTCCAATGAATTGATTTCGACATTGGATAATGCAATCGGGGATTTGTACGAAATCGGAATCGAATACTTGAAAAGTAAATTTAACAAAGGGGGTAAAAAATGAAATATGTTTTAACAATATTCTTGTTGATTAGCACAATGTCTTTTGCGGAAACGTGTGACACAACCATTGAATGTTCAGGTAATGTGAAAACAACAACCATCGCATATGAAAACGATACATTGTTTCACATGGCGGAAAAAGATTCATTGGTGCATGAAGTAATAATTGAAAAAATTATCGAAGTATCAAAAGACGTTTATCAATCTTATAAACAAAAGGATTATGGTCGCATTGCTTGTGGCATTTTAATACTTTGTTTTGTCGGATATTCATTTTACAAAAGGAAAAAATGCAAGGAAAAAAAGAATTAAATCTTTCGGAAATCAATTTTGTTGGAATGGATGATAATGAATTCATTCGAATTGAAACCGAAAAGAAACAAATTTATTTACATCACACCGCCGGTCGGTCAAGCGGTGTTCGGTGCATACGACATTGGAACGATGACAAACGTGGACGCGTTGCAACATGTGTGGTGATATCCGGCAAGGATGCAAAGATGTCCAAAGATGGTGAAATATGTCAAGCATTCAGTTCAAAATATTGGGCATATCATTTGGGAGTAAAGAGTGAAATATTTAAAGCGAACGATGTTCCATATAAACTTTTGGACAAAAATTCAATTGGCATTGAAATATGCAATTGGGGATATTTAACCGAAAAAGATGGAACATTTTACAATTATGTGAATGGTGTTGTTCCTGAAGATGAGGTGACAACATTGAACAAACCATATAAAGGAAAACGATATTGGCATCGATACACCGATGCACAAATTGAATCCGTTCGACAACTTTTGGTGTTTTGGAATAAGCGTTACGGAATTAGTATTACATACAATGAATGTGATATGTGGAATGTTTCAAAACGTGCGTTGCGTGGTGAAAATGGATTGTTCACACATAATTCAGTTAGACCAACAAAGATGGACATTTATCCATGTCCCCGAATGATTGAAATGCTCAAAGAATTATGATATTAGAACAACACGAAAAAAACGTTCATGTTTTAAAATTAGAGGGTAACACATGCCGGATTGCAATGTTGTCCGATATACATTGGGACAATCCGAAATGTGATTGGAAATTATTGAAATCCCATTTGGATTATTGTTTGGAACATTCTATTCCAATCCATATCAACGGGGATTTTTACTGCGTAATGGCGGGAAAATGGGATCCTCGTTCATCTAAATCAGGCATCCGAGAAATGCACAATGTCGATAATTATTTGGATGCATTAATCGACACAAGTGTTGAATGGTTCAGACCATATGCACATTTGATTGCGTTAATTTCATATGGCAATCATGAAACCGCAATACAGAAAAGACACGAAACGGATTTAATTGAAAGATTTGTATCAAAAATGAATTTGTCGGAAGGAACAAACATTCAGGTTGGCGGATATGGTGGTTGGTTGGTTGTTGAATTAAATGACAAAGGTGTTCGATGTCCTTTCCGGATCAAATATCATCATGGTTTATCAAAGGGCGGGAGTCCCGTAACCAAAGGAAGTATTGATTTAACCCGCTCAATGGGAATCACGGAATCAATGGATTGTTTTACGCAAGGTCACATTCATCAATCAATGTCGCGGAATGATGTACGCGAAAAACTTATTTCATTACCGAAATCCGGATATCGAATTGCAGTTCAAAAGATTCATCACATGATTACCGGAACATACAAGGAAGAATATTTTGGAACGGGCGGTATGGGTTGGCATTATTCACGCGGTGCGGAAGCACGAAACCTTGGTGGTCGAATAATGACATTATCATTTAAACGTGTTTGGAATGGTAAATCATCAAAACAAAAGGACAAACGAAATATCGTAAAACACGTTGATTCGTGTCTTTTTCCGGTCTTATAAAAAAAAGATAAATTTTTTTTAATTTTTTTTCATCACCGCAAATGTAGTGTTGGCGGTGGTTTCCGCGTTTTCTTGTAAATAATTTAACTTTTCAACGAAAAAAAAATTTTGTGGAATCAATTATTTTTGTAATTTAGTCATGTCAAACAATTATAAATAATTAAAAATTAAAAAAATGAAAACATTTACAACAAAATTTAGAGGTAAAAAAGTAAGAGTAATTTTTAAAGATAGCCAAAGGGGAATAATGTTATCTTGGGTTGGCTCAAATGTTAATTTAGCGGATTCGTTAACAAAACAAGAAAGGAATAAATTAATAATTGAATGTTTTAATGCATAAACTTTAAATAAATAAAAAGGGCGGTTTTTACACCGCCCATTAAAAACTTTTAATAAAATGGAAACAAAAGTAATATTATCAAACATTAAAGAAAAAGCATTAAAAGGTGAAATCGTTGATTGCGATTTTGATTTTGACAACGATGTTAATGTATGGTTTCATAAAAAGTGGGGACATCCTGAATTTGTGTTGGAATTAAATGGTAAAGTAATAAAATCATGTAAAACATGGAATCCAATAGCGAAAAAATTATTGTCATTGATAAATCCAAATTTTGAAAACCTATAAAAAATGGACGTAATTAAAACACAAATGCTTTTGAGCAATATGGAATCAACATTGGATTGCATAAAACAAGGTCAAATGAAAATGTATCATTATCGACAAAGTAAAAGGAACAATGAAAAATTGGAGTTTGCGGATAATGTCAAGATGTACGAAAATAAAATCGACACATTGGAACGTGGTTTGATCCGGTTGGAACAAAGATTAAAACGTCAATCATTTAAAATTGTAGTAAATAAATTATAAATCATGGATAATAAAGAATACAAAAACGCGGTTAAAACATTAATAGGTGGCTTTACATTGATTTTCATGATGTGTTGGCTATATTATATCACAATGTGGTTGTTATGCTCTTAAAACGCCTTAAAATCGATATTAAGATAATTGCATCAATCTTGGAATTGATGGATTGTTTGACAACAAAAAAAAATAAAAATTTTTTTTACATCCGGAATCCTTTATTTTACAAGGGTTTCGGGTTTTTTTTGTCTTTAATTTACATTATCAACGAAAAAAAAATTTGGTGGATTAAAAAGTTTTTGTAATTTAGCAATGTCAAACAATTATTAATTATTAAAATTTAAAAAATGAAAACAAAATTTGAAAAACATTTGATATCCGTAATAACAAAAAAAGGTGTTTCAAGAACGGAAAAAAAATCGGCTATCAAAAAACTTTTTGAAATACAAAATAAAAAAAAGTAATCAAACAACTTAAAATAAATAAAACGGGCGGTGTCAAAACCAATCTTTTAACATTAAAAAAATGGAAACAATAAAATTTAAAATTAGCGGTGACCAACATGAAATGGTTGCAACAAAGGATTTCGATGATTGCAGTTATGAAGCAATAATAAAACCGATTATCGGAAGATATTGCGAATC